GGCCCAGACCCTCGGCAGCCCGCCGCGCTCAAGGCCTTCCGGTCGCCAACGGGCTACGTGTCGCCCATGGTCAATGCGCAGGAGCGCTACCAGACGCCGTTGATGGCTCTGGACCATGCGCGCATCAAGCGGGCTGGAGGTATTGCCATGCTGCCCCATCTCAGGCACAGCGAGAAGCATTTGCGGAGGGTGCTCACATTTGAGGAGGCGATCGCTGGCATCCCTGGTGAGCCCGGCTTCGAAGGCGTTCCGCGCAACACGTCTGCTGGCTACCCCTACGCCGCTACGGGCATCCACGACAAGAAGGGCTTCTTTGGTGCGGAAGGCCCTTACGACTTTAGCTCCGCCTTGTGTGTTGAGCTGCGTGCACGCGTGGAGCACGTGTTGGACTGCGCCAGGCGCGGACTGCGGTGTGAGCACTTCTTCATTGACTTCCTAAAGGACGAGCTGGTTTCACCCCAGAAGGCCCAGGAGGGCAATACCCGGCTCATTTCATCCTGTCCCCTGCCCTTGCTTGTGCTGCTTCGCATGTACTTCATGGCCTTTACTGCTTCACAGCAGAATTGCCGCATCGTCAATGGAGTCGCCATCGGCACCAACCCCTTCTCATAGTGGCACATCGTTCACCGCTTCTTGACCTGCCACGATGGGGGGGTCGTTGCGGGCGACATCAAGGGGCTCGACCGTTCGCAGCAGCCAGCCATTCAGGACGAAGTACTGCGGCAGATCAACCTGTGGTATGGTGGCAGCGCGGAGGAGGAGCTCGTGCGCAGGGTGCTCTTCGAGGAGCTCATCGCGTCCCGGCATGTGGTGCCTGATGGCCCTGGCCCAGCGCGGACGGTGGTCCAGTGGTTCAAGAACCTGCCTAGCGGGATTTTTGGGACTGGTAACTTCAACTCGCTCTACGTGCTCATTTGCCTGATCATGTGCTTTGAGGAGGCCACGGATGTGGCCACCGCGCGCGAGTACTGGTCGTTCGTCAAGTCCATCGTGTATGGCGACGACAACGCCAGCAACATTGCACGTGTCGTTTTGGACCGCTACAACTTCCACACGCTCAAGAAGTTCATGCCCCTGGTGTCGGGGCTGATCTACACGTCGGACCGCAAGGAGGAGCTGACCACTCCGGCTAGCAGAAGCATCGAAGAGGCTAGCCTCATCAGCCGGGGTT